CGATAGGAATAAGATGTTACGATTGCCATATTGCACACGGATGAATTAACTGCAAAAAAAAGGCGCGTTTTTGAATTGTTTTGCAAGGGATGTTTGCGGATTAACTGCAAAAAATTTTAAAAAGCGCATTGCCGGAACAATTTATACTGTAATTACTTACCATTTTGAAACTGCATAAAAAACCCGTTTACGCCACGTATTACAAACAATTTGGAAATAGATACGCCGCTACCGGCAAAAATGAAACTTGCTGATTTTTGCTTATCGGAAATAACGGAAGTGCGAAAATGAGATAAAAACGTAACCATTTCCGATAATTTTACTTAGTATTTCCGATAACAGAATATTACCCAATCAATTTTCTTTTTTCCAACTCAAATTCTACCATGTCAATTAAATTAGCATCTAGTAACTCTTTTAGTTTCATTAATTGATCGATGGAAGTATTATCATTAGTGGAATTATTGGCCTTCTCCAGCTCAGATATATCTTTGAATAAGTTGTTGAAATTCTCTTTGAAAAAACTATAAACAGATTGTAAGTGCTTGTCTTTACAAGAAAATATTAAAATATGTTCTGTATCGTTTAGCGTTATTGAATAAAGCAATAAATTATCAACATCGTTTATATTCACTTCTTTATCTTTAATCCCAGACATACCGCCAAGTATAGTCCCAACCGGGCCGAAAAGTAAACTCCCAATTAAGGCGCGTCCAATAATCGATCTGTTTTTTTTAATTTTCATATCAGCTTGCCTTTTGATCGACCAAAAATTCATCTGGTTGTAAAGCAAACCGATTCTGAAATTTTCGAAAGCGAGCATGAAAGTAATTTCAAGGCCTTTAGGTCTCATTGTTAAATTTATAAACGGAGTTGCTGCTGTTATTTTTTTCTCTGCCAGCATGTTATCAATTTGCGATATACCGCCAATGTATTTCACTTTATCAATACATGCGTTTCCGGCTTTGCCACTAAAGAGACCATATTTTCCAAGATAATTCTCAATTTCTTTTTTTGAAAGTAATCTCATCTTTACCTCATAATGGTTTATAATCATTAATAACATTAAGGATGTTTTCTAGTTTATCTTTGATTTCAACAACCTCTCTATTTAACTTTTCTTGTATAAGATTTTTTTTATAATCATTAGTTGGTTCTGCTATCTTGTAATCACTAACTAATTGTTTATCATCTAAAAGCCAATTCAAATTACAATCTAATTTCTGAAGCTTTTGAAAAAAATCAAAACCGGGTTTTTGTTTACCAGACAAATAGCGTGATAAAACGGGTTGAGTTATACTCATTTCTTCTGCAAAATCTTTCAATTTACCAAACTTTAATTTAGCCCAAAAAACAAGTTTATCTTCAAAAACCAAGCTCACCTCATTTTATTTACCTTATAGGGTAAAAAACTATTGACAGTAATTACCTAATTCACTAAGTTTGTAATAAAATTATTACATAAAATTTTAATCTGATAGAGCCAACGAATGAAAATTCCTAAAAAAATACAGTTTGAAGATATTCGATTCCACAAAGGACTTATCAGACAAGAAGAATTGAGAAAGCTAACCGGGTTCAAAAGTCAAGGTTTTATATCTCAATTACTCAATAGAAAACGTTCAAATCCAAAATCAAAGCGTTCTAAAAAAGGAACAAGAACAATATTGCGAAATGCAATTGTAGAATATCATAAAGCTATGGGTATTCCGATTGAATTTGTTCCTATGCAATATAATGATTGAACTGTAAAAATTGTATTAAAATAAACCGGGAAGATTTCCATGCGGGAACTTGAAGACATTAAAACCGTTATCTATAAAACTATTCATAAAAACAAAAGCAAAAAATCCATTGAGCAAATAGCCGATGAAATGGGTATTGATGTAATGACTTTATATAAATATCCATTGCCGGAACCAAGCGGCAGCAACATGCCGCTTAAGAGACTTATACCTTTAATGAAAGCAACCGGCGATTATTCTTTGTTGAAACACATTGCCGCAATGTGCGAATATATAGTAGTAAAAGTTCCGCGCTTCAAAGCCAGCAAAGGCGACAGCAACGAAATTATTTCCAGCTACCAGGCGACGAGCTGTAAAGCCTTCAATGATATGATAGAATTTTTTAAGAATAGATCGAAAGAAAATTATCAAAAAGTAACAGAGAGTTTACGCGCTGTAATGGAAGAAAGTGTAGGAACGCAAAAATATATTGACAAAGAATTCAGCGGTCAACTGGACGCATTCGAACAAGACTAAGGAGAAAAAAATGAAAAACAAATTATTAACCGGCTTAGAACAAGCAAAAAAACTTGTTAAAGAAATTTCTCAGAATAATAAAATCTCGGTTAATTCTGTAGTGATAGAAAGATCGGTGTTGACTGAAAAAATAGTAAACATTGAACTATCACTCTCTCTCTATCGAGAAGAACAAAAACCCGGAGCTGGAAAAGTTGAAGGCTCGTTTATTTCTACCGAACCAGCGGATTCCGAGGATTGAGGATTTCATTTTGATACTGCTGCAAAATCAATTTAGCGTGTTTAATATAATAATTCATACTGCCTCTTTTGGCAGGTTCTTCAAGCAACATTAATTGTTGAGCGATGATAACAATGCCCATAGTTAAGAGATCGTTTTTAGCAATGTTAAAATTTTTTTCAAATTCTTCGTTCATACGAATTCTCGATTAGTTGAATAAATAAAGAGTCCCGCCTCTCTGCCGGCCAGCGTCAGGCGGGACTTTAACACTACATAAAGGATCACTTTATGCAACTCAAATCTAACGATTATACAAGTCTTCTTCCATCCCCCGAAGTTGCTACAACCAGCAAACAATATAAAATTTCTCAACTAGCAGTAAAGCTTAATGTTACAGATAGAGCAGTTCGTTGGATGATCGAGAATAATAAGCTACCCGAACAATATGAGTTGATAAAGATTTCCGATAGGAAAAGAATTATTGTAGAAAAGGAAGCGCTGAAGAAAGAGGAACCGAAATACATTCACCCTTCCGAACTACCGGCTGATGCAATACTAAATATTACAAATTGTTTGAACGATGCACTCTTTATAAAACCGAGCGGCAAAGCAAACGTTGCAAAAATTGCAGAGCATGTAAACCAACACTACTGGACTGTAAAGAGATACCTTGAGGGAAATTACAAAGCAAAAGATGAAGCCCGCGCCGATAAAGGAATAAGCAGAAAGTACAAACAATACAAACCGCAATCTCAAAAAATTATAAGAGCATGTTTTGAAAAACATTTTCAGAGTTCCGCGCAAATAAATGTACAACAAGCTATCCGCGCGGTTTACAATGAACTTGGAGAAAGAATACCGGTGCGGCTTGCAACTGAGTGGAAGCATTCTCTGTTAGGCACGCATACGATGAAACATTACTACCGAACATTTATAAAAAAATATGTTCCGCATATCCGGCGCGATTTATGGGGAGAAACAAGAAACTTTTTAGATGTTGTAGAATGCGACGTATGGCCGGTGGATGTTCCTTTTGTTGATGATGAAACAAGAAAACAAATTGATGCAGAGCTGCAAGAATTAAAAAATAAAAATTACGGACAGTGGGAAGAGCAAAGAACAAAAGCATACCGCGCGGAAATGTTGGCATTCATTGACCGCAAAACACGCTACCCTTTGCAAATATTAATTTGTCCTCATTCAGTTAGCGCCGTTGATGTAAAAAAAGGTTTGATGTTATTGATACGCGAATGGGGAATGTTCAAACAACTTTACATTGACAACGGAAGTGAATTCTTTAACGAAACAATAATTGATTTTATACATGGCATTCATTACAGCGATTCTACATGGACGGAAGGCGGACATAACCAAAAAGTTATTGAGTTAAAACAAGCTGAACAAATTGGAACCGCTAAAGCATACTCGCCGTACGGAAAAGGTTTAGTTGAAAGATTCTTCCGCGAGAATAAAGACAGATGGGCATCATATCAAATTGCTTATTCACCAAACAGATTTGAAAGTAGAAAACCAACCTTAAGACTTTCCGCCGTACAACCAACATTGAATTTTAATGAGCTTGCTTTATCGTTGATGAACTTTGTTTACAATGATTATGTGAACGAAGAGAGACCGGAAATGTTTTTGAATCCGGCTCGGACGAAAGCGGCTGATTGCAACATTGACAGACCGAAAACAATTAAAGAAGCTTTCGACAGAGCATATGCAAGAGAAGAATATCAAAAACAAATTGTTTCCGATTATGTACTTGCGTTCTACTATGCAGAAAAATTCAAAGTAACATTCCGCGAAGGCTGCATAAGATTAACCTACAAAACTTTTGTGATGAGATACATTCCGGTTGATGATGATATTGAAAATATTATCGAATACACTGAAAAGAAAAAAGCTCTCACTCTCCTACTCAATCCATCTAACATTTATGAATGCTGGTTATTTGACGGCAACAATAGAATAGCGCACGCGCTTGATATTCATTACAACGAAAAGTTAGGTGTTGGAATGGATAGAGCAAACTACATTCAGAAAATTCAAAACAAAGTTATTGCCGCAACACGTAAGCAGATGAAACTTGTTGATGAATACGAGCACTTAGTACGCCACGAAACAATTACAAACAAGTTTACCGAAAGCGATTTTAACCCGAGTGTAAAAATAACCGAGCAACAAAATTTTGAAGAAGAGTTAGCAGTAATTGAAAAAGAAGCTGATTCCGAATGTGTAAAAAGCATTTGGGATATTGATTTAGATGAAGATTAACACACACATATAAAGGAGTAGTACAATGGCAAAAGGTTCAATGGTGGTATCGGAAAGCGGAAAGCTAACTTCTCAAAATGATGAGATTAAAAAACTTACCCGCTCGTTTATGAAAGCCAACAATAAAATTGCTGAATATGTTGAGGAACAAAACATTCACGAAAAAACATTGAAAGAACTCAATGAAAAAAAGAAAGCATTAACGGCAAAGGTTAATGAAGAGATCAAAGAAATAAAGCAAAATCAAAAGCAGTTGCGGGACAAAGTAATATTCCAATTAGGTGAACGCTCCGCACAGGCAAAGATATTGAAAGAGCTAGGTGCATCGGTAGAGGATAAAGAAACACTGAAACGCATTCCGCAAAACTTAAAAGTGGAGATTGAACATGAATGAAGTTGATGAGGTAAAAGCGGTTGGCATTATGAAGAAAATGAGAACCGATTTACACCGGGCAATTGTAACGCACATGAATGTTATCGGTTTGACAGAGAGCGAAGAAATTATAGAACGCTTCAAGCGCTGGTATTTGTTCGATTATTTCAATGTTGAAACAAGCCGCGCTCTTAGCATTGAAGGGTTAGAAGCTGCAAAGAAGCAATTGAAAACAGTAACACTTGAGGAAGCGCTAAAAGGTATCACGAGAAAATATCATTTCTACACAAGCGATAAGCAATTAGTTAGATGCACTCAAGGACAGGTTAATAAAATTTACGCTGTTGCGCTTGGCAGTTTGAAAATGGGAAAGGAAAAAATGTTTGAATACATCAACACTTCTTTGCATAGAGAAGTTTGGAAATTCAAAATGTCTATGACGGAAGCGGACACAGTAATAAAGAGGTTGGAGAATTTTGAAGTAAAGAAAATCCGGGATAAAAGAAATGAACGAGAAAATAATAAAAGGTAAATATTCTTCCGTTGCAAAAATTATTGATGAAGATTACAAAGGCTACAATAAACCATTCGCGTTAAAGCACTACATCCAACGTCTTCAAGTTGGTTATCACTATTCATATTCATCGGCAACATTCTTGAAAATTGTTGCCGCTTACGAACTGTTTTTAATCCACACAGACAGAAAAGACATTCACTATAAAAATATAAAGGACTGGCAAATAATAGCGTGGCCGGTTCCTAAAGTAATTTCAATTAATTAAAGGAGAAACAGATGAACGGACAAGTTCCGGTTGAAGTGCTTTCTGTTGAAACTCAAATTCACTACACGCTTTCTATTATCAACAAAAAGAAAGAGCAGATCGCAAAGAATGAGAGTAAGCAACAGAGTCTTAAAGCAGCGCACGATGAATTTGTTGCGCTGGAAGAAAGCAACAAATCGTTCAAGAAAGATATTGAACATGATTACAAATCAATAAAACAAGTTATTGATTTCACAGAAAGGAACGCCGGATACATTATTGAAACCGGACCGCTATTTAACCAAGAAAAGGAAGGTGAGAATTGAAAGCACTAAAAACATACGCGAAATTTTTCAAGAAGAAAGCAGCTTATGAAGAAATTCTTTCGGACATAAAACCGAATGCTTTACGTGAATTAAAAAAACAACCAGAAGGGAAAGCAGATGTTGATGGAATTGAGTTTCATGTAACAAATAAAACAACAAAAAAATATTCTGAAGAATTAACAACACAAATAAAAAAACTTCGTGAAGATGAAGAGGAAGCTGGAAAAGTAAAGACTTCATCAACTGAAAGTTTTGACGCATCAATTCCGAGAAGTGTAAAAGAATCAGTGTTATCAGATGTATCTGATTTCAAAAAACATTTTGATTTGTAGAATGATTGAACCAAGTGGCTTGACTGATGAACTTATTGAAGCGCTGCAAAATTACGGAGTTAAGCCGTATGAGATTTCGCATTTGAAAAAAGGTTCAACAAACAAGATCGGCAGAGACAGAATGAAAAAAATAACAGCACTCTTAAACGCAACACTTGTTAATGCCGATCAGTTTGTTCCCTTTGATGAAACAAAGAAAAAAGAATTTGCCGGGATAAAAAAAATATTCGTTCTACCAGTAAACTTTGAGAAAATGTAATGACGTGTAGAAACTGCGGTCTTGATTACAAAGAAGATTATCAAAACGATTTTAAGATCGTGATGAAAACTTACGACAGTTACGGACTTCCGTTCATTCACCGCGTTAGAGCTTGTCCGCATTGCAATGATTTAAGCTTGACTGTTGAAAAGCACACCGGGGAAAAAGGTTATCCGACAGTTGAAATAAAAGAAGTTTTCACCTTGAATAAAGTTCTATTCAACAGCACAGATTTATGGATTGCCCGCTACCCTGGTGAAATAAAATTAATCACTCAAATAAAAAAGTTGGTAGAATGAACCGGTATAGAAAAATAGTTGAAACAATGAAGAAAGAATTTGCGGCGGATATTGAAGCTGGAAAGGAACAATACGTTCATGCCGTTATCCGTGAAATTGATTATGAATTCAGAAAATATGCGGAGAAAAACAGAGTAATTGATTTCAAAAAGTTTGCAGATAATATGCTAAGGCGCTTAAGAGTTCCGGCAACAATTCAAACACAATTGAGCAATGATCTTGAAGATATGCAGAGAAAAATAAATACTCTCTGGAAAGAAATGTTTGAAACGGAAACCAATACAAAAATTAGCGACCGCGCGATAACAAACCTTTTAGCTTCATATCAAATAGATTTTTCTTCGATAGATATTGGAACAACAATACAAGAGGAAGCAAAGCGCGCTGTTAATACCGGAACGGGCTACAATACTTTAAGAGCCGCATTGCAGAAAAGAAATTTAGGTTTTGGAGAAATTGAAACATTGAGCAATACAGCAATTGCAATGTTTGATAATGCGGCACATGTTGAAAACGCAAAGCAAGCGGGAGTAATGTACTACTTGTATGACGGCGCGGAACACCCGAACACAAGAGTTTTTTGCAAAGAACATTTGGACCGCGTTTACACCTATACAGAATTAGCAGCAATGAGTAACGGACAAGGTTTGGCTGTTGTTACTTCGCTAGGTGGTTACAATTGCACACATTATTTGACTGCATTAATTAACTATGTAAGAAAAGAGTATGGAGAAATATTCAATGCGAATCACTTTAGAAGAGCCGCATAGCTCAGTAATAAAGGTTAAGGATATACGAGTTGTGTTTTCTATGAATCTGAATACACTTGTTCAGGTATCTACTGAATTAGCAGCAATGAATTCAATTGCATGTGAAATGCCCGGCGGAAAAGAAATGGTAAAACACACGCCGAGATTAATTAAAAAGTTTTGGAAAGCCGTTCCCGAAAAATTGCGTCGCGAGTTAGTGAAAGAAATGAAATGCACAGAAATAGCGAATCAACTAAAGCAAGTTGATAAGCAATGAATCAGAACCAACAAATATTAAACTATATGTTGGAAGGAAATAAAATCACTCCGCTTGAAGCGCTGCAAAAATTTAATTGTCTCCGGTTAGGCGCACGCATTTGGGATTTGGAAAAAGAATATCCGGCGCTAAAAATAAAACATGATCTAATTGAAGTAGAATCCGGAAAGCATGTAGCGGAGTATTCAATCGAAGATTTAACACTATTGCTTAGGAGTAAAACATGCAAATAAAAGAAGTAGTAACAAGAAATTATTCCAGAAAAGCTTATGAGTTTGTTGACGGAAGAAACGGTTTTAAGATGCGAGGCTCTTACATAGTTGATGCTAACAACAACAAAACCGGAATTATTGAGCTCTCCGAAAAGAAAGATCATCAATCGAAATGGAAAGTTGAATACATCTATAAACTGAATAGCTATGATACACTTGGCGAAGCATTGAAAGTATATGAGAGTGAAAGCAATGTTGGCTGATAGCGAACTAAAACTTAACCGGTTTTACTGGTGCGAAGTGATTGATAGAAGTCATCAGTGTTTCGGAAAGGAATACAGAGTAAAATTCACCGGGTTAGTTTTTAGAAATGCTGAATACGAAACCGAACATGTTCACGATTATCTTAATGATGACCGGGAAGCCGCAAGAAAGAAATTGAAGGAAAGAAACAAAAACACAAAAGCCGATGCAATTTTTTATTTGTCTCAGATAAATATTTTTAGAGAAGCACCGGCGGATTTGTTCAACAATAATTTTAGGGATTAACAATGAATTGTATTTACTCAATAATATTTCTTTGGCTGGACTGTTGATAATCGAATTGTTTTACGGGCTATGCCTATACATACGTTTGAAAAAAATGAGTAAGCGAAACGGATAACAAAAGCATAGACCGCACGTTCTTTGTGCCGGTCTCATGCTCAGTTATCCGCGACCCGCTCCAACTGGCGGAGCGAGGCAAGGCGGAAATAATTTAAGGAGGTGGAATGGCAAGCTTAAAAAAAATAATTATGATTGAGCGGATTAGCAGCAGACATTATCAGCTTTTACTTGAGTGCAACCACGCTGTTGTTAGACAACTTCATTTGCTAGACCAGGAATCATATTTGAAAAACTATAAAGCGCTATGCCGCATTTGTAACAATAAAAACGAGCGAGCTAACATGCTATTAAGCGATAGTGAAACGAAAAAGTTCTACGAAAAATTTGAAGAGTTGAAAAAAATTGTTTCTAGAATGAATGAAAATAAAAAATATGTAACAAAACAAATATCAGTAACTCAACTGGAACGTGCAGAAGAGCTAACAGAACAAATTCACAAAATTATTTACGAAAACTTAGAGGAGTAGAAATGAAAAAAGTTTTGTTGTTGTTGTGGCAATTGCCGCAAAGTATTATCGGTTTTATTTGCGTTGCGTTCTGGTGCATTGTAACAAGTGAATATTATTACGTTACGTTGAACGGAACCGCAATATTTCTTTTCGACAAATTCCCTTCATGGATATGGGGAATATCGTTCGGTACGATTGCGGGAGTTGAAAAAGTTAAATATACATCGAGCGGAATAAAAACAAATATTGTTTCTTGGGAAACTGTTACTAACATAATGGGGCATGAACTAGGATACGCAACACAAAGTAAAATTTTGGGACCGGTTTATCTTATAGCAATTTTATTGCAGCATGTTACAATTTGGATTCCTTACGAAAAAAGATTTATGGAAGCATGGGCTAACAAGATTGGAATAAAAGTTACATGCGGTTACAACGGTAAAGCATTTAAGATTGTGAATTAAAATAGAGAGAAACAAAATGGCACAGACAATAGAGAGAAACAAAATGGCACAGACAAATGAAATGTTTTTTTACAATACAATTAAAGCCGCACAGCAAATATTAGCTGAATGGATTTTGCCGGATAGCAGAATAACAGACAAATTTGCCCTATCGGAATTATTGGGGATACTTGACTCCCAAGTGCTGGTAAGGAAAATGTGCGAACTAGAAACAAAAGTATTCCCGTTAATACATGAAAAATTTTGGAAAGATAGTCCAAATGTTGAAAGGACTTATTATTCTAAAACTGAAAAAACTATGCAAGTAGAATATAAAAATGGAAACAAATACCGATATACCGAATTTCCATTGGAACTGTGGAATGAATTAATCAAGGCTGAATCAATTGGTTCGTTTTTGCATAGGTATGTGAAGGGATGTTTCAGTTACTATAAAGTTTAGAAGATTTAACAAGAGGTTTATCAAACTCAATTACAACTTAATCCCGCTACGGCGGGATTTTTTTTGAGACGGGATATTTTTTTTAGACGGGATATATCCCGTCTCTACTGTAATTTACGAATGATGTTTGCTGCCATTTCTTTTGATGCAAGTAAGCTTAACTCTTCAATTTCTTTTTTGCTAAAGCCCATGTATATTTTTTTCTTCTTACTCTTACCGGCTCCCATAATGTTTTGCCAGATAGAAATTTGTTTTGCGCGTTCATCTTCAAAACCTAATTTTGCTTCGCGCGGTTCAACAGAAACGGCTGCAAGGTTTCTCATTACTTTGCCGCTCCAACTCATAGTAACAACATCGCTATTCTTTCCGGCTAACTGGCGTATGCGTTTATAACCTTCCGTTACCAATACCCAAAGCGAATTTGTTTTTTTGCTTCTGAAAAGATGAAACTTATCGGGATCACTTTTTGCAAGTGAATTGATTTTATTGCCGGTCATTTTATTAACAGCGCCAACAGGCATTGCAAAAGGATTGGTAGAATAATTTTCGGAACCGGGAGAGCTGCCTTCTAGGTATTGCCCTTTCTTTGTGCGCTGCCTAATTATAAAAATTCCTTGACCGGCAACGCGCTGCATAATTATTCTATCGGTAACAGCATCTTGTATTTTATTAAGTACCGGTTCCATTATTTATTAACCGGTTCCTTTTCAATTTCTTCCGGCTGCATAAAATATTTTAATTCGCCGTCGCTGCATTGAACTAAGTATTCAGTTACTTTTTCATTCTTAACGGAAGTTATTAAATAACCGGTTACAATAAATTTAATATCTTCATAAGCGCGGTGTTGAACCTTATCGCCTTTTTCAAAATCGGTATCGAATACAATTATCAAATTACTTCATCTCCCTCTACCGGTTGTGTAAAGCCGGTTTTCTCATACACTTCATTTTTCTTAAGAGGAATTTTTGCAGCTCTCAATTCCGAAATTGTACGCGCGTTTGTTTCAAAATCTTGGGCCTCATCAACATTAGTTTCGTAAACCGGAAAAGCATCGCGCGGCTCGCCGTAATTCATCAAGTAATCTTTCTTGATGTATTGCTCGGACATAACATCATCAAGGTTCAATATATCCGCGTACAAATAATCTTCGCGCACATAATTTTGAATTTTGCCAAGCGCGAAGCTTCCAACATTGCCCGATTGTGTTGTTAGATTTTGTCCGAGCATGGAGATAGACATTTCAGTATTGACACCATTAATAAATTTTTCGTGCATAGTGCCAATACCTTCGCGTACAGCTTCAAGAAATTTTATTTCAACATCTTTACTGAATGCCGCTTTGCCGTCGTTGCCTAAGTTGCGTAAACCTTCAGTTACTTTTGCAACCTCTTCCGGTTTTGCTTTTATATCATACATAGCAACAATCAAAGCATCGGAAAATTTTTCATTTGCTTGAGCCCAATAAAATGTATCCCAATATTTCAACAGAATATAAATCATGTTTGTGCGCGCAATAGCTCCGGGAAAATCATTGTCAATTCCTTCAAGCGGATTGTAACGCATAAACAAATGAGTATCAATATCAAGCGGAGCGCGGGAAAAGTTTCCGGTTTTATCGGAAGTAATTTTATCGAGTCCGTCTGATGTTGTAAGAGAGTAATCCAAATCAGTGAGATCCAAAAAACTTATTTTCTTAACACAAGATTTATAGATGGGATGATTATCCCAAAGTAAATTTGTTGCACTCAATCCATATACAGCGCCATTCATTAAAACACTTTTCGCTTTGTTCAATTTACCAAAACGAAAACGCTGTTTTATTTCATCAAGTTTTTTCTTTTCAGCATCGGGAACCGGAACATCATCCGGGAATTTTATCCGATAAGGAAAACCGAGCACAGCAAGCTTGCGTGTTTGCATCAAACCAAAGAAGTGTCTATCGGCTTGAGGCAAACGTTTTAAGAATGAGAGCAATTTTCTTGTGTCTTTATAGCGGGCATCTTCATTGGTTGCAAGCTTAACATAATTTTTCACTTGGTCGAAAGTTGGAAGCAATGAACTTTTAAGATCGGGATTGTAGTAAGGCATAGTAAACTCCTAAAAAACTTTTGTTAAATTTCTTTTAGATACGGAAATGTAATTGAAGCGCTCCCGCTTGTTGTATAAATAATCCGCAATGTTTTCAGTAAGCAGAATATGATAGAGACAGATAATCAAATCCGCCGCATCATCTTTGCTTCCTTCTTTTTTCGAAACAAATTTGAATACTTGTTTAAGAAAAGTTTTTCCCTCTTCGCTTTCGGAAAAGCCCGGAGGAAAAAGAAAAACACCATTTTTCCATTCGTTGCTGCATGGTGTAGAAATGTTATCAACAACTAATCTGTAAAAAGTAATGAACGGGAACATTACATTCTCAAGCGCTTCAAAGTTATCAATGTGGTTAGTCCACGAACTTTCTTGAGCTACGTTCCCGTCCATTCCAAATATTTGTATGGAACCTAAATTGTTGCACTGATTAACACACTCCAAATAATCTTTAAGAAGATCGTTTGCTTTAGCGTAACTTTTACAGCGCGGGAATAGAATAAATATTTTTTTGCGCGTTGGAGAAAAAAACATTCCGGCTAAAGCTGTTGTATCTCCCTTTCCTTTCTTAGATAAATTTTGGTCAACATACACAGCGCCGGTTAAATCATCCGGGAAAGATTCCCAATCGAATTCAGCATAGAACTCTTTTGGAAATACGTGAGCTGATTTTAGAACCGGTCTTCCTTGACCGTTGCCCGCCCAATCGTAAGAATCATTCATTCCCATTAACTTTTGCATTTCCGCTTCTGATTTAGCGGGATAGCGCGCAAACCAAATTGATTTATATCTACCGGCTCTGTTTTTATCCCATGCGGCGTAATGATGAACAATAAAATCGGGATTAAGAATTCCTTTCTCGAACTCTTCAAGCATATCATTTTGAGCGGTGTCAATATCAAAGTTGTTTCCTTCCGCAATCAAAGTGCCGCGCTTACCAAGTGAGCCGCGCATTTCATTCAACATTTTTATTCTATCATCACGCATTTCTTTTTTGCTTGAGGAGTTTGTTGATTCCCAATCAGTTAAGAAAATTAAACCGTAACGTGAAAAAGAATTTGCAAGTCCGCGTGAGCTTCTTTCCATTGAGAGAGCATCTAAATAAGTTCCGCGCGGATTTTTATTTGTACGGACAAAAATTTGCTCTTTACTTTTTTGAACGAATGTAATTTCAAAATCATGTTGTATGCGTGGCGAGTTTTGCAGAAAGAAAATAATATCAACAATTCTTTTCTTTGCCGGAATTAATGTTTCACTGCCAACAGCAATTTGCCTTCTCTTACCATAAAGAATTATTTGAATTATTTTTTTTATGAAGTTGGAAGTGCTTGCAACATCGCGCGGCTTAATTAGTATGTGCGCTTTTTTATCTTCCAGTTCTGTTAAAGCAGTAATTTCTTTATGAAAAATTCCGGGAGGACAAAAATCTTCATGCACTTCAGGAGGAAAATAATTCTTATCGAAAAAGAAAAAATCATTTTCGCTTCGTTCAACTCTTTCGGCTTTAGCTTCCGGCGTTCTCTCTTTAGCTGCAAACTTTGAGGAAGCCGCATATTCGGAAGCAAGAAAAAGTTTTCTCTCATCAGCACTCCGCTCCGCAATTATTTTGTCAAATTCAGAGCTTAAATCTTGTATGAATCCTTCCATAGCAGAAACTTCCTAAAATCGTTTATAAGGCGGTTTTGCCAAAAAGATGGGGTATAACTCATCTTTGAAGACAAAATCGGTTTTTGAGCGGGTTGGCGAATTCCAAATTATGGTCATTTTAGCGGTTGTGGTCATTTTTACAGTTCCACATTACTTTTTAGCTTTTCATACTCTTCCAAGTATATTTTCTTGATTTCATCCAATTCCAATTCCGGTTGTAAGCGAAGCATAATTCTCATCATTAATTCAGCATTCATTCCCTTCATGTGAGATTGTAATTCGAGCGCTTCCAAATTTTTTAGCAGTGCCGATGCTTTTTGAATTAATGTAAGTTTAACATCCGGTGCATACGTTCTGGTTTTCAAATCTTTAACAGCTTCATGCAAACTTGTTTGCAGCATTTCTATAAGAGAAATGTTTTCGCGATCGTTAGGTTGAGTTCCTTCGCTTTGCTCAGGATGCCTTTTCGTTCCTTTGTCGGAACGAACGGCACTTTTCATTTTTACTTTGCCGTATATAACAGCATTAACCTGGTGAATTGAACAACCGATATAATCTGCAATTTCTTTTGGTTTATGATTGCCGCTATTGAACATCTCTTTAATTTCTTTGCGTGTACCGGGAGAAAGTTTAGGAGATTTTTTTCTTTTGAGATTTTTCATTGTGCAAAGTCCATCATGTAGAATAAATTTAATTTTAGAATTGCTTGATCGGCTCTTTTAGCTATAACATCGAACGGTCTTTTCTTTACACTGATAATCACTAATTCATTTACTCCGCTAGTATTGCTTAACTGATAATTACCCGGAACAAGACTTAATATTTTTTTTGCTATTGTGAAACACTCCGCAAGATTTTTGCCCGGCGTACCTTGTTGGGAAGAACAAATTATAATTGGTGTATCAATTGCAATATCAACGGGAGAACCGGCGCTGTTTTGTTCGTCGCTTTCTTCAGGCATTTCAAAACAATATGTGTAAGGCGGATTAAATTCTTTTCCGTTTGATTCCTCATTCATTTCTTGAGCGGTTGTTATTCCAATCTGTACAAGATTTGTAGTTTGAATGAGATTTATTTTCTCGATTACTTTATCCGGCGTTACCATTTATAAAATTCCCGTAATTCTTTTTGTTGATTCAAACATTGGTGTTAGTGCTGATGTTAAAACAATTGCGGCTCCGGTTGAATCGTAAAGAGTATCTTCGCCGCTTTTTATTTTATCAAGATCACTCATTGCATCTTGGTACATATTTTTCCTTTTCTGATAATCCCATGATTCTTTAGTTACACCTTCTTTACCGGCGATATACCAAAGACAGATTCTGCAAGCAATATTTTGTAGATAAACGTTTGCTGTTTCGGGAGTTGCGGGAGTATCAACGCCAAGTTTACTTTTTATAATTCCATCAATTTGTTTAACGATGGATTCAATGTTTACAAAATCCTCTTGCTTAACCATGAAGGAATTTTCTTGATAAAAACTTTTTAGAACACCCGTGTCTATATAACTCATAACGTACCTAAAATATTTGTTCCAAAGGTAAATGATGGATTTATAAAAAAGTGTCTATTAGTACCAGTAGCCAACTACATACAAATCAATGCTTTAGATTCGCTGGTGAAATTTGAAACGAAAAAAGAAAAGGAAGGAAGAAATGAAAATCATAAAAGGTAATGAGTTGAAAACTGGTACTGATGAAAAACAGAAAGACGATCAACCCGCTTCGACTAACGTCGAGCGAGGCAAGGATCAAGATCAAGAAAAAGAAAAGAATGAAAATCAGAAAGCTGATGTGAACGAAAAATTAAAAGACGATCAAGAGCATGAGCACGATCAAGATCACGAAAAAGAGAAAGATATGAACGGATACGAATTTGAATTTAAGTTTGTTGAAAGCGGCAAAGAAATTGAAAAGAAAATTTTGTTCGGTTCCGGCAATGAAGCCGATGCAATAAAGGAAGCGAGAAGTAAAGCTGATGAATATAGCGCCGGAAAGTTTGAAGTAGTATTCACCGGTAACTTTAAGAAAATCATTTCGGAGGAATAAGATCGTGGACGTAAAGAAACTTGTAGCAGCAATAAAAGCATTCTTCGCAACTAAAAATATTCAGCTCGGAGAAAATGATGCCGCATTGGAAGCAGAAGTTGAAAGATTGATGAAGGATAATTCTACGAGCGAATTTGATCTATCGAAATTAGATTTATCCAAGTTTGGAAATTCCGGTACGGAAAAAGTTTTACAAGCCGTGTTAGCTAATCAAACGAAGTTGGAAAATGCTGTTACCAGTATCGCAACAATGGTAAAGCAAAGCGCCGATTCGGTTAAAGCTGAAAAAGATGCAATAGAGGCTAGCAAGAAAACGCAACACGAAACCGATGTTAAAAAAGCTGTTGATGGTTTAATCATAACTAAGAAAGCTTTCCCGGAAGCAATGAGAGAGCATCTTACAAAAGTTGCAACTGCCGATCTTGATTCATTCAACATTATTTATAAAGACGCGAAAGCGGGAAAAGAATTTACACCGGAGAAACCGGGCGAGGAAGGAAATAAAAATGTTGCAGTTAAATCAACAAGCGGCAATTCAAAAGCATTAAAAGCAATTCAAGAGTTTCAAGCAAATTCGGCTTCTGTTGAATCAACGGAAACAAAATAATTTTTCAATAAATATTAGGATATAGAAATGAACATTGCACAAATTGGAAATCTCGGCCCGCGCGCTCAGGCATTGTTAAGTTTAATCTTAGCGCAATTACAAATTTTCCGCGTTGCTGAATTCAGATTGGACGCATCAACACATTTACATGCAGTTGATAAACATAGTGCAACCGGTACTGCTGCAAGAGCTGAGGGAGCCGATACAGTTCAGACAGATAAACAAGCTCCATCAACCGAAGCAAAGAGTTTGAATCTATATACACGAGATGCAACAATTGATAAAGTTAGAACTCAGGATAAACTTTTAGGGATTGGCACTGAATTCCAAAAGTTGTTTGCAGATCAAAGAATGGATTCAAATGTTATTGCTCTAGCTGAGGAAGTCCAGAATCACATGTTCACTGGCACATTGACAAACAATCAAATGCTTGGGCTTCTTGAATTAATTAAAGATGCTGATGTAGCCGGACAAACGGCGCGTGGTGGTTTTACTCAAACTGAATTAGCAGCAATGAAAAGTAGAGCTGAACTAAAGCTGGATACGACCGAAAACCAATATGCTTTTGTTGAATTAATTGAAAAGGAATTGGCGAATGTTCCGGGTGCTAATGCAATTTTAGTAAATGCGAATGTTGGTGCAAGATTATCAACCATTGCTCGAAAAGTTTCCGCGCTAGGAATGACGATGGATCAATTTGGGTTCCCTTTGCAAACATTCAACGAAGTTCCAATTGTAAAAGTCCCAACCACTGCAATATCTCAGACGATGAGCGACGGAGTAAACGCGGACTGCACTGCTATTGCAATTGTAAGGTTTGCAGAAAGACAAGGAATGTGTTACTCGACAAACTCGGGTTTCTTGTATCAAGATTTTGGAGAGATTGCCGGAAGCAGCCATAAGGCAGAGGCCAATTTGTTTTTATCAACAACGGTTGAGAAACAAAACGCAGTAAAAATTATTTACAGAATTAGATTATAATCCCGATTGATGGTCTGGTGCGGGAACCATATTCCTCCCGTGCTAGGCCGTCGTAATTTTTATTCAAAATTATTTTTTTGTTCAAACATATTTGAGGTGTTAATGAAACTAAAATTTTTGATTCCGTTACTGCTTATTCTTTTTGCGTTCTCGATAGAGGCGCAAGTAAGTGTAACAACAACTTACAATCACGACGTGTACAATCAATACAGTTTTTCCGATGCACTTTCCGGTACTGCAAATGATACAACGGCGGGATTTGCTCCATACACAAAAGGAGCGGTTGAAAATATTTTTTCACTTTATTCCTACACAGATCAAGCTAATGATTCTGTCTACATAAAGATATATAGAGAGATTCAAGCGATTGACGGAAAGTGGACAAATACAACTTTGGTAGGTATTGATTCGCTCGGAGGTGCGAAGGTTTGGAGCGACACCTTAGCGCATAATTTTTTGAAAGTAAGATATGTACTTGACGGCTCCAACAGCACCGCAAAGAAAAATGGTTTAGGAACAACTTACAGCGTAAACGTTCTTAACGCGAGAACGAAGAAAATAAAATTAGAATAAGTTTTTTACTCCTTGACGAAAGCCGGTTGCATTAACACCCGGTAAGCTAATGCAACCGGTGATTTTATAAACCAAAAAAGAATGATGATGAAAACAAAAGATATTTACATGTACGTTTTAGGAATTATAGTAGTGCTTGCGGTGCTTACAATTGTTGCGGCGCTGATATTTGTACCTATACCGTCTATGAATAAAGACATTTTGAATATTGTGCTCGGTGCATTGCTTGCTCAGTTTGCAAACATCATTCAATATTTCTTCGGTTCATCTCAAGGCAGTAAAGACAAAGGCGATTTAATTAATCAAATGAAAAGTACAAACGCGGGTGCGCAATGAAAGAATTTATTACAAGCTACCTAAAAAAGTTTGAGAGTGATACTCTCCATTATATCAAAGCGAATATTATTGCTCTTGTAATAATTCTTAGCGCTGTTGTTGCCTTAACAGTTTGGATATTGCCAAACGAAAAACAAGTTGATGAAACCGAATATTCTGTTAACTCCGAGATTGCAAAGAATACGGATTTGCATACGATGGAATATGTTGACGCGAAGCTTGGTTTGAAGCAAGATAAAAAGTTAGCGGAAGTAAAAGCTGTTAAGAAGCAGAATTTATTTTTTCACTTTGTAGCTTTCATTCCAATTCTTGGTATAGCGGTGGTATTCTTGGCAATGTTAATGCAAGCAATTTATACAAAAATTCAGTTTACAAAAAACTTATTAGCCGGTATGCGGATATTAAGCGCAACGCTCTATTGCTCCACCTTAATTGTAATTGTTGTTTTTGCTCTATGGTACATTAAAACCTACTTCCTAATTGCATGAAAAATATTTTAACAAAAATATTACTGCTTATTCTTTTTACTGCAAGCATTACAGCACAGGCAGAAACAACAGAAGTTGGCGTCTCTTTAATAAAATATTTTGAGGGATTGCGGACTAAAACATATAGATGCAGTGCCGGAGTTCTTACAATTGGAATTGGACATACCGGAAGCGATGTATTTGTAAACCAAATAATTACAAAAGCGGAAGCGGTTTTATTACTGAAAAATGATTTAAGAAGATTTGAAAATTATGTTGATAAAGTAGCTGTTAGAAATATTAAATGGCATGAGTTCGACGCGCTTGTATGTTTTAGTTTTAATCTCGGTTATAGAATTGACGCTGTTATGAAAGAAGCAATTAACAGAAGTAACACGAAGTTGGTTTTAGTAAAAATGTTGCGTTACAACAAAGCAAAAGTAAACGGCAGTTATATTGTTCTAAACGGATTGATGAAACGAAGAAAAGCGGAAGCAGCGCTCTATCAAAATAAATTATCAAGCTCTTTGAAGCTTGCAATGATGTGAGAAATGGAAAAAGCTAAAGCTGTTGATATTGTACTTGTGTTTGCTATTCTGATAATGATCGGAGTTGCTATTGAAATGATCTCAAATTGTTCGGGAAGGAAAAGTGTTGTTGAAACAGTTATTGTAAAAGATACTGTTACAAGAGTTGATACTATCCGCGTTCCTAAAACTATTTACGTTACAAAGTTGCAAGCAAAACTTGATACAATATTCGTTAATAATAATCCGGTTCAAGTTGCTAAAGCCGATACAACTTTACAGAAAGATTCAAGCAAAATAGATATTAGTTATTTCTTTCCGCCGTTAAATTATTTTGAAGCAAAGTTTGACATAAAAGAAAAAATAATTGAAACGTTAAAAACAATTACGGAAACAATAACTGTTACTGTAGAAAAGCCGGTATATCAACAATGGACTTTCTGGAGTACGATAGCGGCTGTTCTTTTATTATTTGTAGTGAAATAAAAAACATTAACGAAAGAAAAAGGAAATGAAAACATTGCATAACAATTTTGAAATTCTCAGTGTGAATGGTTTCTCTGTTGTGTCTGTAATACTTGCATGGTTTACACAATACACCGGCTTACTAACTGTACTTGTTTTGATTTCCAGTTTGGTTTATAACTGTATAAATATTTATCGAACATTGAAAAAGAAAAAGAGTGGTGAAAAATGAGTGAAGTTGTTGCCGGACAAATTTGGAAATTGAAAGAACCGCTTTGGGCTAAAACATTTGGACAAGGTGAGCCGCCTACTGCAATGAAAATGCAGTTTGGTGAAAGAGTAATTGAATTAGAATTTGGAAAAGAATTTAAAGCAAGCGGAAGCTGCGACTATAATAATGATCCGCCAATATGTTCGCTTAACCAAACTCCGCCGTTATTGAGAACTGAGTTCATTGAAAAAAACATTGAACAATTTGAATTAATTGAAGATGTAATTACAGAAGAAAAATTATAATAAAAAATTAGAGGTAGCCAATGGCAAACAGTAAATATTCCGGTATTAAAAAAATTGAATACGCAGCAACGGGAACTGCTTTTGCAAGTCCGGTTGAAATTACACCAATCCTTGAAGACAGCGACGGGCATACACCCGAAAGTCAGAAAGAAGGATTGAGTGACGGAAGAAAAGTTTACGCCGGAACAAATAACAAGTTCACGGTAAAATGTTTAGACCTTTCAAAATTTGCCGCGCTTGAAACATTGATGAAAGCGGATAGCGGAATTGATATTCGTGTTACGGATATGGAATCAAATCTCAATACAGTTGTTGTTGGTGCAATTCCAATTGTTTCGAAACCGGCAAATGCAGCTGCGCTTAAGAGAAATTATTTTACGCTAGAATGTGAGATTGCAGTAGTATAACGCTTCGACTTCGCTCAGCGCAAGCTCCGATCCTCTCCTTAAAATAAGGAGAGGGAGAAAAGATTAATTGAATAAGGATTTTTGAAATGACAGTAACGGGACAAAAGAAAATATCTATTTACGATCCGGCAACGGGAACGGTTGTTCAACTAAATAATATTTCCGAGGAAGGTGAGTTCGAAAAGAAAGGCGCATTTATTAAAACAAGCGCGGGCAGCAGAATGTATTCCGGCGATGAAAGCAAAGCGGAATTCCTTTCGCTCGATTGGACTGGCTACGATCAACTTGTTACATGGATGAAAGAAAGAACTCCCGTTCGCTTTGTTACTTACGGACTTGATGAACACATACTTTGGTATGAAGACACCTTAATAACAGTTGATTTGAAAACTGTTTTCTCACCTTATAAAAGAAGCGGCTTCAAAATATATTTTGAAAAAGCGGGCGGAGTGCATGAGATTTATAAAGGAGCAAATTTACTGTACAAAGCAAAAGGATGGAAAGATGTAGACACAAGCAACAAGGCGGATAATTATATAATTAACACCAGTGGCGGTAGTTTTACATTTTTATTCCAGAACGGCATGCAAAAAATAAGTTGTGTAACAGATGGAAATTTAACTTTCGCCGCAACCCTTGTTTATCCAATATCAGGAATTACGTTAAATTTATTCCAGAGATTTGGGGTGGATAACAACATTATACAAGATCAATATACATATATTAAAGATTTTGGTGGTTCACCTCTAACCAATGTTCACGGTCCCAGGTCAAATGTTCTTTCAGCAACTTCACCGGCAAACGTATATACATTCGAGTTGTATCTTATCAACGCTAATTATTCAATGGTCAGCGGGAACATTATCCAGATTTATTCTCCATACTTAGGTTTAGCATCAACAATATTAGAGATTTTATATTAATGATAACCGGTGCAAAATATAAATCTCTTCGCATGTTGCGGTTAAAGTATTCCGGTACAAGCGCACAAGAACAATTTGAAATTATTAACGAATTCAAATTGAATGAAGAGTACAAAGCAATTAATGAGCTGCGAATTCAAAGGGATGTTATAGAAAATTTTATTGTAAAACTTAAAACGGAAATTGATCTTAATACTCAGTGCAAATTTACCGGCAAAGTAAAAGAACTGGAAACAGAGCTTGCCGCAATTGAAACACAACTGAATGAGATTAACAGTGAACTTGCTAATAAAGATGCTGAAAAGATTTCTGTTGTTGAATATTACGAAAGCCTCTTTGAAATTTTATTTGGTGAAAAAAAACCGTTCGACGAAATAGATATAGCGGCAGTAAACAAAGCATACAAAGATTTTTTTTTGAGTTTGTAAAACAGTTCTCTCAGTTTGTTAATGATCTTGAAATTCTTAAAGAACTTCCTTCTCCGCCAAAAATTAAACGACCACCGGAATATGAGGATTACGATAACGATGTAAAATTTGTCCGGGAACAATATTACAAGATGCACTGGGAATACAAAAGCATACTTCTTAGATTTACTTCCACACCGCAAGAGTTCGATTACCTTTTCAACAAGCCCGTTCACGAAGTTTCAAAATTCATTATTAAAAAACAGTTAGGCGCAGAATGAGCGACATAGAATTAAAATTATTACTCGATGGAAAACAACACGACGCCACACTTCTTAACAGTGATAAAATTTGGCAGCAATTAAGAAGAACCGCGCTTGATACATACAACAAAATGCAAAGCGGAAGTAAACCAGTTGAAGGTTCACTTGGTGCAATGCGTGAACGTCTCGAAAGATTGAATTCAATTTTTGACAGAACAAAAGTTGGCAGCGATCGTTTTAATTCTATTGCGGCGGAAGTTGGAAAAACAAAAGATAAAATTAGAGAAGCAGAAGCACAGGCAGCAATATTTTCTCATAGAACTGAAAGCGTTGCTGATAAATTAAGCATGTGGGGAAATGCTGTTACCGGTTTTAATCAAGGATTAGAACTTGCAAGAAAAGGATTAGATTTTTTTAGCAAGCCTCTTAACATTGCCGGACAGTTTGAAGATGCGAAAGTTCAACTAAGTGTTTTACTTGGCGGAGTTGATGCGGCACAAAAAAGAATAGATGAACTCGCTCAATTTAGTGCGAGTACACCTTTTGAATTTCCTCAGATAGTGCAAGCCTCAAAAGTTTTACAAACATTTGGCGGAGATATACTAGCAGTCGGAAAAAATTTAACAATGATTGGTGATGTAAGCAGTGGAACCGGGCAACCGATTGAAGAACTCGCGTTACATTTTGGAAGATTGTACGATTCAATACAAAGCGGCAGACCGGCGGGCGAAGCATTAATGCGTTTGCAAGAAATTGGAGCGCTTACCGGAAAGAGCCGTGAGGAAATTGAGAAAGCTATTTCTTCCAACAAAGATGCCGCCGCAACTTGGGATATTGTTACAAACTCGCTAGGCAGATACAAGGGAATGATGGAACAACAAAGCCAAACCTTAAACGGAATGGCAAGTAATATGAGAGATCAAATTACTTTGTTGTTACGCGACGCGGGTAATGAAGTACTGCCAATTGCAAAAGATATTTATGATGTGTTGATTCCGGCAATTGGCGACTTGCGCGGGAACCTTGATGTAATTATTCCAACTATGAAAACAATTGCAATCGTAACAGCCGCATGGACTTTAGCAATGTATGGAGCGGAAGCGGCTGCAAAAGCTAAAGCAATTGCAACAGCATTGGCGACATATGCGGTTAAGCTTTTCAACTTTACGATGGCAATGAATCCAATCGCCGCAACTGTTGCCGCGCTTATTAGTTTAGTCGCAATACTTGCTCAAGTAACAGATGGATTTAATTTCACTACTATGGCTGTTAAAGATGAGATAAAAGCAAAGAAAGAAGAAATTGAATCAACGCGGATTAGTTTAGGATTGCAAGAAGATAATATTAAGAGACTGATTGAAGAAGCAAAAAGAACAAACGCTACTGCCGAAACTATTGATAACTTAAATAAGAAACTTGAAGAAACAAATCAACGAAGAATACAGTTAGCAAATACTGAAAGTTGGATTAAAGCAACAGAAGCAGCAACCGAATATATTGACAGTTTAGAAAACCTTGCCGGTGGTGTAATTGGAAATTTGCTTTCCGGTAAAAGTGTTGGTGAAACTGTTCTTGATGTTCAAAATGCTTTGAGTCGTGAGGAGTTTGCAAAGACTCAATTATTTACCGGAAGTATTGAAAAGAGAATTCAAGCTGCTAACGTTCGTATGAACGGCGCTACACTTGAGCAAAAGAAAATATTATTAACATATATTCAAACTCTTCAAAGCATGGATTCTCTAAATGCGAATGCTTCTAAAGTTCCGGTAGTAGGAATTGTTGCAAAAGATGAAGAGAAAAAAATAGGTGAATTAAAAAAGGAAGTTAATACACTTAAAGCTAGTCTTGATAATTACAAGCCGACTCAGTTAGCTGAAATTGAAGCGGTAAATAAACAGATTGAAGCTAAAGAAAAATTGATTAGTGTAATTGAGAAAGAAAAAGTTTCTCGCGGCGGCTCAAGCTCTAACAAAGTTACTACAACTGTTGAAACTGTTAAGCGCGATATTACAATTCCAAACTTGCAAGCAAAAGGAGCCGATACGCAATCGAGCAGCTATCAAAAAGAAATTGATTCGATGAATATTCTTAATGCCGCGAAGGAAGAATTTTTTAGAAAAGATTTGGAGCGGTATGAAGAAGAAAAATTTAATCAATGGCTGAACGTTGCAACACAAACCGAAATAGATAACATGCTGCTTGCAGAGCACCAGAATATTTCATCATTAAAAAGCCAGTTACTAGCGTCGGAAGATTTAGAAAAACAACAAGCTTTAGAAAAAGATATTCAACGCGCGGAACAAAAGAAAAATGTCTTACAAAATGAAGCTCAGGCATTAAAGAACTATGTAATTCAAGAAATGCAATATGGAACGCAGCAATATGATGCAAAGGAAAATTTAGGAAAACAATTCAATAGGCTTGCAAATGAAGCCACACGCAACGCGATTTCGAACGCAATTATGGCATCTGTTGCTGAAGAAATGGCTTGGGTAGTTAAGATTGTTCCGTGGCCGTTTAATATAATTGCCGCACCGGCAGCCGGTTTAGCAATTCAATATTTGTTAGAACAAGCTATTCCAAAATTTGCAACCGGCGAAGTTGACATAGTTGGAAGCTCTCACGCGAATGGCGGAAGGATGGTGAACATTGAGGGCGGAGAATCAATTATTAACAGAAACGCTACTCAAAAAAATAGAGATGTGCTTGAGTTAATAAACAACGGTGCAACTTTATCAGTTTCGGAACAAAATCGTGCCGCAAAAATAAACAGCATTTTAACAATGCCATTGCCAAATAATACTGTAAATAATTTTTCCAATGTATCCGCAAATTTTGAAGCGGGCATGAATAGAATGTCTGAAAGATTGGAAAGTAAATTTGATAAACTTATTGAAGTAGAAAGAAAAATTACTCTATCACTTTCTGAATTTGATGAAAAATACAGCAACTATAAAAAATCAATTGATGAGTTGAAATAATGGCATTCACTAAATTTGTTGAGACACCGCTTTACTACAACACCGAGCATAATTACAAAGTTGAATTATACATTGATGACGCGGCTCCTCCAGCATTAAGAACAATGCAAACAACCGGCGATTATAAAATTACGCGCGGCAATGCAAGTCCGGCACATAAGTATGAACCAATAGCCAACACCTTCGCAGATATTCAGTTTATTGATGAGGCTGGATTTTTGCAAGGAATAATAGAATCGAAACCGGATCACTTATTGAAGTGTAGAATTATTGAAGACGGAACAACGGAAGTGTTTGCGGGATTTATTACAGCTAATAGATTGAAAAGAAAATTCTTGCAAGAGCTGGAAACAATATCTATCCGCGCTTACGATGGCTTTAATTATCTTAAAACATTTACAGATTTTACTCTACTGCCGCAAGGCAAACAACCGATTTCGAATATGTTAATGGCTATTCTTAATAAACTAAATCTGAATAGAAACCTTTGGCTCTCAATACAAACATATCCAACAACAACTACAACACCCATAAAACCGGCTGATTTTATCGGCTTCGATGTTGCTGATTACTCTTTATTAAATGACGATGCTACTTACTACGATTTGTTAGTTGATTTATTGAAGTCGTTAACATGCCAACTTACTTCTGATAGCGGAGATTTTTGGATTAGGCAGATACCTACTTTTGTGAGCGGGACACTTTATTTTCAGAAAGTAAATTATTCGACCGGTGCTTCAGATTACAGCACATCAAGCGTAACCTTTAGCAGCTTAACTTCGCATCTTGCGGAAGCTCCAAAGAAATTTAGTATGAAAAGCATTGATAAAATTTCTTTCATTCAATCGGTAAAAAAAGATGATGCTGTTAAGTTCATGCAGCGCAAAAAATATTTAACATGGGTAAATCCATTTTTCAAAGATGGTGTGAACGGATGGACGCAATACGGAGCGGCTGGTATATTTGATAATTGTGTCCATGTATATCCCACTAACAGTTTGGAGCAACTTTCAAGTTATATAACATGCGGCGAAGAAATTGAAATATTATTCTCGTCAACCGTAGTACAGTGGATAAATAGCATATCTGAAAACATGTATGATATTCCGTTAGTGCGCTTAATTGCATTAGAAACGGGAAGCGATGCTGATGAAGTGAAATATTATAATTTTCAGACTGATACGTGGGATAATTCCTTCTTAGGTAATGATGCAAAGGTTGATTTGGAAGTTGAGACGCCAAAATATCCGGGGGCATTAGTAAAGAGTTTAGGCATTCCGAATTATTACATGAAGACGCTTGTCAAAAATATTTCTACGACGATGCCAAATTTTACTAACGGTAAAGGATCAATTTGGATAGTACTACTTGGAGGCACAGCCTCACCAAACTCTAAACCTAAGAACATTACAGCGCAACATAACTACGCAATAGTTAGATATAAAGAAACTGTTGCTGATAATAATAATCCATTCCCCACAGAAGAACGCCATATATGTTCAATATCAGTTCCAAAGAATTTGAGTGAGATTAATGTAAAGTTTAACGATACCGATCCATATATTCCTTTATCGTTTTATGACATGAACGATTCGTATTGGGAAGGAGCATCCGGAGGAACGACTTACGTTAAAACAGTTTTTTGGACACCCGGAACATTGCCTTTAATGCAGTTACTCTCACAAAATATTCTTGAAAGTGATGCAAACAATTTGACCGGCTTTGATGTTGTATTCAATACAATGCCTGGTAGTAAGCCGATGTTTTATAATCGCGTTTCTGCCAATTACGAAGGACTTGGAGCTAAAATATATTTGCCTGTCTATGAAGAACGTTACCTACTAGGCACAGATTACAAGGTAAGAATGGTATTAATAGAGCACGAAAGGAAGACAGTTACGAAGACTTATACGAACGAATATGTATTCTCAGACGAATAAAAAGCCGCCAAAATTGCTAAATTTGTACTGCAAAATTTTTTGCAGTTAATTCGCACAATTTTTTTGCAGATAATTCGCAAATGCACAGTATTCGGGTTGGTTTACAGTTCGAGCGAAA